AATCCGATCGGGTCTTGTGGTGTGGGGAAACAGACACACTAAAAACACCCATATCCTAACCCACTTATTTTCAATGTTTTAACTTTCTGTAATATTAATATAGAAATACACTCATAAGTATTTGGTTTTTAAATAGTTAAACAAGTATGTTTCACCAAAAAAGGTGAAAATATTGGCATTTTTGCTTGTTTTTTCACCAAAAAAGGTGAACTTTGTTTTATGAAAACAGCATTCATTAAGCGGTCCATTGATGCAAGCCGGTTTGTAAACATGGATACAGGCGAGGCAATGATTGAGTCTTATCCAAACATCACTTCGGTAAATGAAAAGTCCGACTTGGCGGCAATCACTTATGAAGAGTATGTTGTAATTGATTCTAAGGCAATTGCGTTTATTCGGGAAGTATTTAACGAGGCTGAAACGGGGCGTATTCTGGCAATGGCTGATATGGTGAGAGGTTGCTACAATGTGCTTTTCAACAAAAAAACTTCTCAGCCCCATGTAAACGAAACGCTTTCAGAGGAGTTGGAATACAGCCGGAATAAGTTTGATGACTTCATGAAAAAGCTGTTCAACAAGTCGGTTATCTACTACATACGGGGCATAAAAGACGGCAAGGAACGGGTTTTGATAATGTTAAACCCCACGCTGGCCCGCAAGTCAAAGTTCTTCCACAAAGATTGCCGCAGCGTGTTTGAGGATTTAAGCCGGAAATAATTTGAGAAAGATTTGGTCAATAGGAATTGCCTATCTATCTTTGCACCATGCAATCAGTTGAAGCAAAACAGATACAAGCCCACATAGCAAACAACGGCACTATGAAAAGCTGGGTGGCCGATCAGGCAGGCATATCGAGGTCTATGCTTACAAGGTTCCTGAAAGGGGAAAGGCAAATGGATTCGGAGAAAATTAAGGCCGTTAAAAAGGCGCTAAAAATGTGATTTTATTTCTGTTACGGGTAAATAATAATTGACAATGTATAATGGCTGAAAACAAAAAATCCTTTCTTCTCTATTGCGATCAGATACATCTGTTTGAGGAATTAAGCGATGAGGAGGCGGGCAGGGTTATTAAACACCTGTTCCGATATGTAAACGACCAAAACCCGGAACCCCCCGACAGGATAACCAAGATTGTGTTTGAGCCAATGAAAAGGCAGTTAAAAAGAGATTTGGAGCAATGGGAAAATACCGCAGCTGGCAAAAGTACTAGCGGCACAATCGGAAATTTAAAGCGGTGGAACCCCGAAATCTACAAGCAATATATTGATGGTGAGCTCACTCTGGAAGAGGCTGTGCTAAAAGTCGCAAATCGCAAACTATCGCAACCCGATCAAGGTGCGATAAAAGGTATCGCAAAAATCGCTGTTAATGTAAATGATACTGTTAAGGTAAATAAAATAGATGAGCGCAAACTTGCGTTTGCTTCCACACTCAAACCGTTTGTGGAAAAGTATGGGAGGGGTATGGTAAACGAATTTTACAAGTATTGGACTGAACCAAACAAATCAAAAAGCAAGTTTAGACAGGAAATGGAAAAAACATGGGACTTAGATAGAAGGCTTGAAACGTGGGCCAAAAACGACAAATCATTTAACACCAGTAAAAACAACGGCTCGGAAACCCCAAGTAGTTTGGGCCGGTTTGCCCCCCGCGAAGCAAAATGAAAAACCCGAAAGAAACACCGAGCTTCACAGCACCGCACAATCCGGACGCAGAGGCCGCTGTTTTGGGCGCCATTATGGTTGACCAAAGTAGCCATGCCGATTTGTTTGGGGTTCTAAGAAATCCAGAGGTTTTCCACCTCGACCAAAATCAAAAAACATTTGCGGCCATGCTTGCCATGTATGACGCAGGCCAAAAAATAGACCTGCTAACGCTGGTTGAGCAGCTAAAAAAGCAAAAATCGCTCACAGATGTTGGTGGGGCTAGATTTGTGGCCGGATTGGCCTCAAAAGCGGGAACTACCGAGTTTTCCACGGCCCACGCAAGGATTATATTGGAAGACTGGATGAAGCGTCAGGTGGCCGTTTTGGGGTATAATGCCTTCAACTCCTCTATTCAGCCAAATACAGACGTTTTTGATGTGGTAAACACCCTCGAAAACGGGGTAAATGAAACGCTTTCCTCTATTGACACCGGATCGGTGGTCACCATGAAGTCCCTGATGAAAAAACAGGAAGAAAAAAGGGCACTCAGGAAGTTGACGGGCTATTCGGGTACGCCATGTGGGTTTGTTGAAATAGACGACGCAACGAATGGACTTCAGGAAAGTGACCTAATAATTCTGGCAGCCCGCCCCGGAATGGGTAAAACAGCATTTGCCCTGAATATTGCCCGAAATCTATGCAAAAAAGGCAATCCGGTAGGGTTTTTCAGCCTTGAAATGAGCGACGAGCAGCTTGCCCTTAGAATGACCTCCACCGAGTCTGGCGTATTTCACTCAAAACTCCAAAAAGAGCAACTTAACGATTTCGACGAGCGCAACCGGGCAATCGCCGAGATGGAAATGGCTGGATGGCCTCTTTTTGTCGAGGACAGACCGGGATTAACGGCAAGGACGCTAAGAGCAAAAGCTACATTGATGAAGAAAAAGCACGGCATAAAGCTGTTAATAGTTGATTATCTTCAATTGATGGCCAGTGAAAGCGGGGTTAGGAATCAAAGCCGTGAAAATTTAGTTTCTGACGTAAGCAGGTCTTTAAAATTGATCGCCAAGGAGTTGAATATTCCTGTCATTGCCCTTGCTCAGTTAAACCGGGAGCTGGAAAAGCGAAGCGACAAAACACCAATACTTTCCGACCTGCGGGATAGCGGGTCTATTGAACAAGATGCCGACGAAGTGTGGTTTTTGATGCGGCCCAGTGTTTATGGAATTACTGGAGAACTTATGGTTGGGGCTACGTCGTGCATGGCCGACGACCTTGCTATTTGGGTTAGGGCTAAGGCCAGACACGGAGAAATGAAGGACATTCCATTGCGGTGGCATGGGGCAACACTAAAATTCAGCGATTACAATGACACTCAATTGATCGTGGGACAACCGGCAATATCAATGAACGGTCGAATAGAAGCATTTGAGAAAGAACCTTTTTAAATAATAATCAATATGAAAGCAAAACCAGTGCATTTTTTAATGCTGAGAAATCCGAAGTCCGATGGACTTAGGGTAAGTGCCGCTGATGTGGCAATAGAAGAAGTGAATAATGGAGCGGTTAGACAGCTTGGCGTTATTCCCATTAACGAAAAAGTGTTGTCTATTTTAGGAAAAAAAGGCGTTCAAATAACAAAAGCAGAAATGCTTTCCTTGCTTCCGGAGTCAACATCGTACGTGAAGCCCATTCAAACCACCTATAAGGGGTATAGATTTCGAAGTCGCCTCGAGGCCCGCTACGCAATTTATTTTGATGCACTTGGGCCCCAATGGGTATATGAGCCAGAGGGCTTTGAACTACCAAACGGCGAAAGGTATCTGCCGGACTTTTATTTTCCTCAGATTGATATGTATGGGGAAGTTAAGCCCGGAGATTTTGTTGACGACAAAAGGCACGAGCTTTTTGTAAAAGGCACCGGAAAGACTCTTTTTGTTTTTTGCGGGCAACCTGGAGATAATAAGGATGTTATGATTTCCATAGAAGATGGAAGCCTAAAAAAGACCAAGGGCAGGGCTTTGGCTTCATGGGCATTTGATATGAGAAAGGTTGCTTTTTTGGAAGAAAAAGAGGGATTCAGGGGGAATCACCCGGCATTTAAATATGCGATTGAGTGTGTGAGGGCGGCTAGATTCGAATTTGGAGAAACAAGCAAGCCTGTTTGTTGGTATAGCGGCGCAAGATCAAGGGTTGACCAAAATACTACGGCATAATATTCTTAAACAATCAAACAAATGAAAAAGAACGAAATCGAAGCACTGGCCTACCACCTAAGAGAGGCCAAAATTGTAGCAGACAAAGCCGTGGCCAATCTCAGAGACGATGGACCGTGCTGCAACATGAGCGTAGTTCTCACCATTCCAAACGCAAAGCCGCAGCTTTACGAAAAACTTCATAAGCTGTCCGAACTTGACTATTGGGGGCGTTCATTTTCGTTCTGCAAAGCACAGGGCGATGTGGAAAGAGTAGCCAATCTGGCTGCATTCACCTACCTGATTGATGTAGCCGGGGAATATGAGTGGACCTTGGAGTATATGCCGGACTAATGCACACCTTCACCACCACCGAAGAAAAGTTCGCCCTGCTTTATTGCTGGATATAAAATATTTTCCTATCTTTGTTCTTCCTATCCGTCATGAAAAAACATCAAACTTACTGGACCCCCGCATTGCTTTTTGCCTTAACCGGCAGACGGATAGGACTTTGTGGGCGGTCCTTTTATGTTTTATGGAAAATACAGAAGTATGGAAGCCCATAGCTGGTTACGAGGGACTATATGAGGTTTCAAATTTTGGGAATGTTAAAAGCCTATCCTATCACAGAACTAAGGTTGAGCGTATTTTAAGACTAAGCACTGCTGCGGGGTACCCATTAATTCATTTATACAAGTGTGGAAAAAGTACAGCTATTAAGATTCACCGGCTTGTAGCGACGGCTTTTATACCGAACCCTGATAGCAAACCAACCGTCAATCACATCAACGGCATAAAGACCGATAATCGGGTTCAGAATTTAGAATGGGCAACTTATTCAGAAAATTTAAAAGAAGCACATAGGCTTGGTTTGGCCAACAGCAAAGGAGAAAGGCATAGTCAGTCCAAACTAACGAGTTTTGAAATTATAGAGATTAGGACTATGGGAAAATCAAAAACAATTTATGAGTTGGGTGTACAATTTGGTGTAAGCTACCAACACATTTCTAAGATTATCCGTCGGGAAACATGGAGGCACATTTAGCCGCATCAGTATCACACAGGTTTGAGACAACGGAGGACAAGTTTTCTCTTTTGTACTGTTTTATCTATTTGCAAGCCTGTCAGTGCGACGCATCTATGTGGGAATCTGAGGAATACGGCATTCAGCGTACAAACGCCCTCCGCTACCTCGAATACCACATGGAGAAAACCGATTGGTCAAAAGCCTATCCCGCAATTGTGATGTACGCCCCGAAAGTGGTTGAATTTGCCAGAAGGGATTGCCGGGAGTTTGTGGACAAATATGCGGCGC